TTAGAACGATGTACCTCGTTAAAACATTTATCTAAGTCAATACCAAATGCGTGACCTGCACCATACACCACGTATAGCAAATCGGTCAGCGCATCAGCAACTTCGACAATATCCTTGTCACGAATTGCTTCCTTCAATTCGCCCAGTTCCTCTGCAATCAATTCAACTCTTAGTTTGCAGACATCTTTCGTTGGGAACTCAGCTTCGTGCTTTACTTCTTGGTTGAATGTGTGCATAAACACACCAACACTTTCAAAATTACTCAAGGTCTCGCCCCTTCTTCCATTATAAAATTTGTCAGTCATATTAAAACTTCTTCCCAATTTTGTATTTGCTAATCAATTCCCACTCATGTTTTTCTTTGTGAGGAATCACTTTAATGAATTTCATTGGAGCTTGGTTTTCTTCGCTCAACTTAGGATTCACTAATTCAATTAAACCCCAGTCAGCCAACAAGTTCGCAATAGTATTTCTACGCGCAAGATCTTCATCATCCAGCGATGATGGCTTTCCGTCTAATGCGAAAAGTTCTTTGAAATGCACGATGTAATACTTACCACGCTTGTGTAGTATATGGCATGACTGATACAAGGTTTTGTTTTTCTCTGAAGCCACGCCAACTCTGGTTAATGTTTCTTTAACTTTTAGAAAATCATCTTCCTGATGTAGCTTCACTTCGATAAAAGTATCTAATGAAGTCATTTTGTATTCCCACCTTTTTGTAATTTTTGTAATATAAGGTCAATCTGCGCGGTGGTTAATACTGTAGAGATATCTTTTGCTTTTTGAGCACTGCAACCATAATATTCGGCGAGTTGCATGACAATTTCATCCTTACTAGCTTTAGCCCACTTCGAAAATCGTTTGTTCTTACGAATACTATTTAGTAAATACTCATACTGGAGCAGATTATCTAGGTCAGGATACATATTCATGTCATTTGAATACATGATGGTGTCTGGGAAGTAGGAAAGACCTCGGTTGGTTAGGAATGCATTATATTGCTTCTCAGCTAGTTCTGGATTCTCGGTGTCGCGAATCAGGTTCTTTTTAGTATAGGTGATGCTGTTGGTGTAATCAAATGGATTTGACATGTTACACCCACTCGGCTTCGACCATAACTTCAGTTAGGAACGCGACCGTATTGATTTCTTGGTCGGCAACGAACGCTGACTGATACTGATAGCGACCTAGCAACAGAACCAGTTGCGGGATGCTGTTTGGCTTCATATAGGTGGAAGCCATGTCATAGAACTTACGGAAGAATGCAGTTGGCTCGGTGTCTAGATTTTCGGAAACCCACTTGCGCATATCATTGAACCGCTTGTTCTTCAGCAAGTCAACAAGACCCTTGAAGTTTTCTTCGCCGAGATTGGCAAGGATACCGCTGTCAATTTTACCTGTTGCACTATAACGCTGAAGTTCGTTTAGAACTCGACGCCAGTCTGGGAAGTGCTTGGTTACGACTTCGGCAACAACAGCCTTGTCAAACTCAACTCCTTCTTGCTCTAGGATACCACAAGCACGCTTATGGAACTGAGCTGCCAGTTTCGGTTTCTGGCTGGAAGGAATCTTGAATTCAATTACTGAACAACGAGAGTGTAGCGGTTCAATGATACGATTCTTGAAGTTACAGGTCAGAATGAATCCGCAGTTCTTAGAGAACTCTTCCATGAAGTTGCGAAGAGCTGGCTGAGTTGACTGCGCATTTAGATAGTCTGCCTCATCGAGGATGACCATCTTGCGTGTACCTGTAAACGAAATAGTAGAAGCGAAGTTCTTAATCTCGGTGCGTAGAGTATCGATACCACCGTTCATAGAACCATTGATTTCGATATAGTCAAGTCCGAGTTCTTCACACATCGCACGAGCGACGGTGGTTTTACCAGTTCCTTGCGAACCAGTTAGCAACAGGTTAGGAATGCTACCCTGTTTTACAAATTCTGAGAAAGTCGACTTCAGACTTTCTGGCAGAATGCAATCTTCAATCTTGTGCGGGCGATACTTCTCGACCCATAGAAAGTCGTCTTTCATCATATATTACTCCATAATAAAAAGGCGCGAGTCGCGGAGAGTATCCCACTCGCTCTGTACGATCTTTATACCGTACAGCATTTCAATTACTGACTGTATTTGGAGCTTGATTCAGTTGCGATGAAGTATTCAAGACCAGCTTTTTCGTTGGCAAACTTGCCCATACCCTTCGACGAGATGGATACTTTATAGTCACCGCTGATTAGCTTCAAGTTCTCAGACTTGAATACCATACGGAACTTGGCTGCGTTGGTAACAGCAACGTCAACGTGATATTCGTTAGAAGTATCGTTCTTGACGTTGGTAGCAACTAGCTGAGTATTGGTGACACCATCAGAAACGACGGCGATCTCTGGAGCCTGAAGGACGCTCGCAGCTTTCAACACTTCGCTGATGTTAGAGGCAGATGCATCAAACACAACTTCTTCGGTAGGAAGTTGTAGCTTCTTCTCAGGAGCAGCAAGAATCATGCTTGGCTCAGCGAACCAATACTTGATGCTACGCTTACCGCTAGAGATGGTGACGAACTTGTCAGTAAAGTCAAAGTCAGGATCTTCAAACAAGCTGACAGCACCGAGGAACTGACCGAGGTCATAGATCGCAAAGGTGGTTGGGAAGTTTTCAGAAACGACAGCAGAAGCTAGAATGTTCTTCTGCGGTGAGATAGTCGACAGGGTTGAACCTGCACGAACTAGGATGTTTCCATTGATAGAAGAAAAGTTCTTCAGAATGGAAAGGGTTTGGCTTGAGATCTTCATAATATTATCCTTGTTTGGTCAATTGTTCGTAGACTTCTACGAACGTCTCATTTGTTGCTACTTCATCATTGAAGTTTTGTTTATGATAGGTCTTGGCAATTTTGCGCAAGACCTTCTTATCAATGTTAAAGTTTTTACTTGCTTCGTTGATGGACTCGTTGATGGCAGATCGCTCTGCCTCAACCATAGTCATCATATTGGAAACGTCATCAAGAACTTTCTTGAGTTTTACACGGTCAGCTTCAATCATTATATTATACTCTAAAGTTGTTTGTTGGTAAAATTACTTCTTCTTCTTTTCTACTTGTTTCTGCTTTTTTAGAAGACCAGTGTCAGCTGTTGCGGAAGCACCAACAGAAGCAAGAGCAGCAAGCGAACCACCAAAGGTGTAAGAACCAGTGTGTTGTAGTTCCATCCACGGACATAGCCAAATTGTTCCGCCCATCTTGATTACATTCTGACAGAACATGTAGTCTTCCGACAGATAACGCTTCGTCGCAGGATCGATGATGCAGTCGAAGTAAGCATGGATTTCACGAGTACCATCAAACGCAGCAGTGCGAACATGGTCTGGCTTGTAGCTGTATTGCGGATAAGCAGCTTTGTATTCGTCGAACACTTTGCGCTTAATCATCATGAAGCCAGTTCCGATCTCAAGAACCTTAGCTGGTTCGTTCAGTTTGATTTCAGTTTGACCAGCATCGACGATTGGATTGAACACGAAGTCACCAACATACTTTTCAAGTTCGTTAGGATTATCATCGCCCACACCTTTGTTAACAGCTTGCACGATCTTTTCCCACGAGATACATTTCTTAGGATATGGACCACCGATGATATCATAACCAGATTCGTCAGATTGCAGAGCAAGCAACGACAGAACGTCATTAGGGTTGAATCCGATGTCCGAGTCGATAAACATCAGGTGAGTTGCATCAGAACGCAGAAACTCATCAACGCAGTAGTTACGAGCGCGAGTAATCAGCGATTCATTAAACAGATAATAAACTCGCATCTCAATACCATACTTGACGCACATAGCAGTCAAGTCAGCAATAGAGCGACAGTAAGTACCGTGGCACTGGCCACCATACATTGGCGTAGCAACAAACAGCTTGCGCTTACGCAGTTCTTCAATTTCTACTTTGATTTCCATTATACAATGATTCCTTGTTTTGGTGTGATGATTTTACCAGTCAATTCTTTGTAGTGATTGACTAGTGGTTCTTGCGGGTCAAGAATGCATAGGATAGAAGATTTCTCAAGATATACTTTTTCAGTGATAGCATATGGTGAGAACTTCATCAAGACCAACCCTTTCTCTGGGTGCATGGCAAGCGAGTATGGATTATGTGCTACTTGAACGTCAGTCATTTCAAGTTCGCAAATAATATCTTCGCCTGTGATTAGTTTTACTAGTTTGATTTCCATCACGGCACCGACGCAGTAATACTCTTGCGTGGCTTGGTGACCTTAGCAGTTGCATTCTCAAAATCATCAATCAACGAATCGACTGGTGTGACAATAAACATAATATGTTTCTTATCAATGGTGACAAACTTAGCAGCAGATGTGTACTGCATGTATGGGATGAAGACCAGACGACCATCATTCACAGCAACCAACATAGCAT